AGCCCATGTCAAAGGTTATAATCATAATAGTTATGGCTTATGTTTAGTTGGTGGTGCTAAAGAAGAAAATTGGAAAGAGGAAGAGGACAACTACACCGCAGAGCAATGGGAAAGTTTAAAGAAAACATTAGAAGAATTATTAATTAAATATCCTGATGCACAGATTGTAGGTCACAGAGATTTAGATGACAGTAAATTCTGTCCGTCATTTAATGTAAGAACATATTTACTTAATGAAGACGTAAAAGGATATAAGTATCAAGATGGGCTAACTGATGACGCTGATTTAGCGGAGTTAGATGACCCAACAGAGTAAGTTTCTCCATCATTCCCCTTGTGAGAACTGTGGTAGCCGAGACAACGTAGCGGTCTATGATGACCATACTTTTTGTTTCGGTTGCCAACAGTATAAAAAAACTAATGGCGACTTACCAAGAGTACAAAAGAAAACAGATTTTAAAATGATTGAAGGTATATGTGAAGCCCTGCCAAGCAGGAAGATTGATAGTGAAACTTGTCAAAAGTTTAATTATCAAACTGGTACATACAAAGGTAAGCCAGTACATATAGCTAATTATTATGATAAGAATTTTAGTGTAACTGCACAGCATTTAAGGTTTGCTGATAAATCTTTTATATGGATTGGTGACACTAATAAAATCTCCCTCTTTGGTCAAAACTTATGGAGAGATGGTGGTAAAACCGTCATCATAACTGAAGGCGAAATAGACTGTCTCTCTGTAAGCAAAGTTCAAAACAACAGATACCCAGTTGTGTCTGTCCCTTCAGGTGCTACCTCAGCAAAAAAATACATTAAGAGAGAATTAGAATGGTTATCTAAATTTGAAAATATCGTATTAATGTTTGACCAAGATGAAGCAGGAAGACAGGCAACCATTGACTGCGCTAATATTTTACCAGTTAAGAAAGTTAAGATAGCTTCACTACCTGCAAAAGACCCAAACGAATTACTACAAAAAGGACAAGCTACAAAACTCTATGATGCAATATGGGAAGCAAAAGCCTATACACCACAGGGTATTGTTGAAGGTTCACAAACAAAAGAACTATTACTTAAAGATGATTATGTAGAAACTATTCCATATCATTGGAATGGCCTTAACCAAAAACTTGGGGGTATACGTAATGGAGAACTAACATTATTATGTGCAGGTTCAGGTACAGGTAAAAGTCAAGTCTGTCGAGAACTGGCACATCATTTAATAAATAAAAAAATTAAAGTTGGTTACATAGCATTAGAAGAAAATGTTAAGAGAAGTATCAGAGGTATTGTAGGTATAGGTTTAAATAAACTTATCCATGTACCTGAAGTAAAAAAAGATATTCCTGAAAAAGAAATAGTAGCAGAGTGGGAACGAATAAAAGATTATATTTGTTTTTACGACCATTTTGGTAGTTCAGATACAGAAGATTTAATGAACCGTATTAGATATATGGTTCAAGCGTTAGACTGCAAAGTAATATTTTTAGACCACATATCAATCGTTATATCAGGTTTAGCTGATGGTGATGAAAGAAGACTTATAGATAATACAATGACAAGTCTTCGTAAACTTGTTGAAGAAGTTAAATGTTCAATGTTTGTAGTATCACACTTGAAAAGACCTGAAGGTAAGAATGGCCATGAAGAAGGTGTGCAAACTTCTTTATCACATTTAAGAGGTAGTCATTCGTTAGCACAATTATCAGATGCAGTTATTGGTTTTGAAAGAGACCAACAAGATGAAACACAGTCTAATGTTATGACTGCAAGAGTTTTAAAAAATAGATTTACTGGTGATACAGGTATAGCTTGTGATTTAATTTATAATAAAGATACAGGCAGATTATCTGAAGGTAACTTTGATGAGTGAGAAGTTACTAACTAAATTTATATTATCATTTCTTATAGATAAAAAAGATTATCTTGAACTAAATGATTTACAACAACAGATAGTTTTTCAAACTTGTAGAACAATAATGATGGCTCTTTATAATGCTATCAAGTATGAGAACGTCTATCCAGTTATTATGTGTGGAGATAGTGAAGCACATAAAGTAATCAAAAGAGCAATAGATAAAGTTTCCAACGTACTACCTAGTACAGAGAAAATTACAATCCATATTATTCACTAATGAAAAAATGCGTTCTTTGTAACAAGACCGCACATATCGTTCAAAATAAAAAATTTTATTGTGCGCCTTGTGCTTTAGGGATTGAAAAAAATTACTATGAAACTAATAATAGACTTAGAGACAAACGGTCTACTAGAAAATTTAGATAAAATTCATTGCATTGTCGTTAAGGATATAGAGACTAATGAAGTCTATAAATATAATCCTGACAATCTAAATGATGGTCTAGAGTTACTAAAGAAAGCTACTGTATTAATAGGACACAACATACAAGGCTTTGATATAATCGCACTTGACAAAGTATTTAATTATAAGTTTGAAGGTCAGATATACGATACGTTATTAGTATCAAGATTAATTTATACTAACTTACTAGACAACGATTATAAATTTAAAGAACTACCACCTAAATTATACGGAAGACATTCATTAGAAGCGTGGGGTTACAGACTTGGTTTACGTAAAGGTGATTATCAAGAACATTCAGACTTTACAGAATACAATCAAGATATGATGGATTACTGTGTACGTGATGTTGAAGTTACACATTTATTATTTAATAAATTAAACAAAGAAGGTTTTGCAGAAAAATCTATTGCATTAGAACATAACTTTGCACATTGGATTAGGAAGCAAGAACAGTATGGTATATTATTTGATGAGACGACTGCTCAGTCGCTTTTATCTATCCTAACAAAAAGGAGACTACAGTTGGAAGAAGAACTAGCTGTAGTCTTCCCTAGTTGGGAAAAAGTAACTGGATATAAAAGATATAAACGTGATAACAAAAAGCGTGGTATCAAAGCAGGTGTACCAGTTAAACAAATTAAAAGAGAAATATTTAATCCTAATTCAAGACAGCATATAGCTGATAGGTTAATTACAGTTTTAGGTTGGAAACCAAAATCATTTACAGCAACAGGGCAACCTGAAGTAAATGAAAAGATATTAAAAGAGTTACCATATCCTGAAGCTAAAAAGATTTCAGAATATTTGATGATACAAAAACGTCTTGGTCAATTATCAGACGGTGACCAAGCATATTTAAAATTAAACAACAGAGGTAAAATTTATGGAAAAGTTAATACGTTGGGGACTTATACAGGCAGGTGTTCGCACAATTCGCCAAACCTTGCACAATGTGTATCAAGCGATAGCCCATATGGTTCAGAATTTCGTTCCCTATTTATTGCTCCTTCCGATATGGATTTTATCGGTCTCGACTTTAGTGGTTTGGAGCTTAGGGTGCTTTCTAGCTACATGGCTTCATACGATAATGGTGACTTTAGCAAAAGATTATTGGAGAATGATATTCATACCGAGAATAAAAAAGCTGTCGGACTATCCACACGTGCTGAAGCTAAAAGGTTTATATATGCTTACATATACGGTTGCGGAAATGCGAAACTCGGTGAGATACTTGGTATCTCTGTGGACGAAGCCAAAAGAGTAAGACAGAAATTTGAGAAAAAATTACCTGCACTATTAGAACTACATAGTGGACCAGCAATACAAAGAGTAGGCCCAGTAAATAAATTGGATACACCATATTCAGTAACAACAGGAACAGTATCTAGTTTTAGAAAATATAATAAATATACAGGTAATGATATTCAAGCAGTGTATTTAAATGATTATATTTACATCATTGCTTCTACACCGGCTGATCAAGGTATCAAGTATATTAATGCAAGAGTA